AAAAGGATTCTTGTCCAGCTGCTTGACGGCGACTCCCAACTGATTGGTTCGGAAATCTGCATTTCCCTTGTAGGCATTGTTATTCTGCTTCCAAGTGATATCGTAATTTTGGGCGATGGACTGGTTGCCGGCGCCTCCTTGGACAACCGTGGAAAGGCTGTCGCGGGTCTTTGTGGTCTTTCCTTGAACCTGCGTGGCAGAGCCTCGGACGTTCATGCGACCACCCGGCGGCGTGTAGCCCTTGTTCCCGCGGTCGGAGGGTCTGAGGAGAATGGTATTCTGCGTCTGCTGATAGCCACCTTCGAATGAGTGAATTCCTGGGGCCGCCACGTCGTTGGTGCGCGCCGCAAAGTTCGCCTTGTTTCGCGTCGGGGTATCTTGCAGAGTCCCTTCCGAGACGAATTTCTTTGGAGCGCCAAATTCAAGTCCATCCATGCGGGTGGAAGTCTCCGATCGGATAGTGGGTCGGATTGTCTTCACGTAGCGCTCGCGCTCGCTCGCGCCGGTGAGCATGCCACCCTGTCCCTGTGCGCGACCCCGTTCCAGAGGACGCTTTCCCTCGGCGCCCAAAAGTTGATAGGTTTTCTGTGGGCGATTTTGAGTGACGGTAAGACGTTCCGTTCCGCGGTCAACAAAGTCTTTGGCGGGACCCGACCTTCCTGGGAGCGTGGTCAATCGGTACGCGCCGACGTTGTTGGGCATCACGCGGAACTGCTGCTGATAGCCACCGTAGGCGGGCATACTTGCGGGCACTCCCAGACCTGGACCGACGAATCTCTTTTCCACGGAAGTCAGGTTGTTCATGCGACTCGAAACATTTTGGCGATCGTACAGATTGTAGACCGGCTGACCAAACGGAAACTGAACATTGGGTGAAGTGTCCTGAAGGTTCGCAACGACCTCCTTCTTGGGGTTGATGACGCCACCCATCGGGTTGTTCGGGTCATACGTTCCCGTGAACAGATCCGTCACGGCAGTCAAATCCTGACCAGGTGTGTTGATATTTCTGGCAAAATGAGGCAACTGCTGTCTTTCACGACTGGGAAGGGGTGCGGAAGCAAAACCTTCTTTGCGATCACTGCTGGCGATTTGACGACCCGCCACAGCAATCCCTAACAAGGCCACAAGACTCAATGGGTCCATATTAAAACTAGGGTAGATTTAAATTAAGCTGGATAACGACGATCGAATACGGCGTTCTGGACATTGGCGCGACTGCTCGTGGGATCCCACGACCGGGTCCGAAGAGGGACCGAGCACGACATGTCATTGGAAGGGAAATCATACTCGCGCCCTTGGTACCCCTTCTTGAAGAAGGTGGTGGATTGAGGTCGGAGCATGTCTTCGACCATGATGAGCGGTCCGGGAGCTCCCTTTCCTGCCATGTAGGGGGAGGTGCCGTAGATGGGCGTCGAGGCGCGTCCCGATCCGGCATAGTTGAGGTTGCTGATCACCGGGGGAGCCATCACGTGATCGTAGGCACAATTTACCGGAAGACTCTCGGAATCCAAAAGAACCGACGAAGTATTGAGCTGATAAGCCATATTACTATCAACCGAGATTTTAAACACTGCCGCCGAAAGTGCCTCGGATCTGCTGAAGTTCGGGCATCCTGGACTGTCCAAACATGGACGCGTCATTGGGATAGCAGGCGCCATCATCCGAACGACACACTTTGTCTACCACTGAACCGTATGCCGCCTTGGCGAACCCTGATTGATCATTTGGAATGGTAGTAGAAGGCATGCTGTAAAATGAACGGAACGCCTGGTTGCGACTCGAATAGACGTCCGCTTGGTCTGTTGGCATTCCCTGATTGAGAAACTTCTTCACCTTGTCCTTGACGGTCGGATAGTAGCACGCGGCGGGTCGCTTCGGGTTGTCCACATAGTCCGAGAGGAGCACGTTGCCCATGGGATTATCCATTGTCGGCTGCGTACAGTTTTGACCTGGATTATTTGCATTGTAATGAATGTTTTCATCCTCGAACGAAGCCGGTCTCATGCCTTCCTTGATCCCACCGGCCAAAAACATAGAAGCCATTACCATAATAACCGTGAGACCTAGATAAAGAACTCGAATGTCATGATTGATAAGATAAAGGATCGCCATGGTATAGATAATGAATCGGGTGGCAGCGTTAAGTCTCTCCACCGAGGTCTGCTTAGCCAGAGGCCAAAAGATCAGCACCTTGTTCTTGGCAAACAGGTGAGATGGATTTCTAAACCACGGTTGTTCCATTCTTATTTATTGACTAGTTATTTTTTTCAAGTATCTTGGTGAGGTTCCCCATGAGCGGACCGAGGGCGCCCATGATCTTCGCCTCGTCGAGACCTCCCTGACCGTCGCCGAACTGCTGCTCGACCTTGGAGGTCATCTCCTGCATCATCGCGGGGTTCAAAAGATTTCCAAGAATGCCGGCGAGGGGGTTGGACCCGGCGTCGTCATCTTCGCCCTGGGGTGCAAACATCTTATTGATCATTTCGGGTGAAAAGTCCATTTTGGTCTCGCGAGACGCCTGAACTTCCTCTTCGCTGACGTTGTTGCCGAGCACGTAGAGACCCTGGACGTACTGCCAGATTGCCGAGCGACTCCCGTCGGAAAGTTCAGACTTCCACATGGACTCCAGATCCAGGGTCTTGAGAATTCCGTAACTCCGCGAGAGCTCCTCGAATATGCGCTCGTCCCGATTGCGAATGAGATCCTCGTGGGGCTTCACATTCTTCATAAACGTTTCCAGGCAGACACCAGGATCCTTCTTGATCAGCATACTGACCGTATTCCTGTAGGTCTTCACAATGGTGTTCTCTGGGAACGTGTGGGCCAGTTCATCTACAAACTGCAATAGAAGCTCGTTAAATGTGTCTACACTGGCCATTTCGTATTACTTAATTAGGGTAAAATCTTTAACTACATACCGCGACTAATTTCCGGAAAAG